TCCACCAGAGGTTTGAATGGACTTCAGAAATATTATGATCCATTTCATCTCTTCAAACCCAAATGCCCGATCCACGTCAAAGGTGCCATTGTGTACAATGAATGGCTCAAAGACAAGAAACTAGAAGCGAAGTATCCGAAAATCAACGATGGAGAGAAAATCAAATACGTCTATCTCAGACTTCCGAACCGTTTGAAATCCGAGGTTGTGTCTTGTCCTGCCAAAGTTCCGGATGAAATGGAAATCGAGAAATACATCGACTATGAACTGCAATATGAAAAGACCTTTCTCGCTCCCCTGACCGCATTGGCGCAAGTAGCGAGATGGAATATCACACAAGAACACACATTAGATGGAGCATGGTAAATGCACGAGACACGAATCGCTCTAAGAGAAGAGATTGACGGCATTGATAACATCGACGAACTACGAGCGAAACTTATCCAGTCAACGGAAATGATGATCGCGTTGACATTCGCGATGAATGTGACGACGGGAGCAGAGAAATTGAGCAGCAGCGATGCACAATTGATGCTTGAGTTGGCGGCTGATTATGAACTAGACACGGACGTGCGAATCAGTTAACAAACTCTTACTTGCTCCCGCGATCGATGGAACACCCGATGAAGGACATCCATCATGCAAGCGAGCAGGACGATTGTTGATGTGATTCGCGTCGTGTTGCTTTTGTTGGCGTTTGCATCCTCTCCCGAGCCTCTTGAGCATTTGGAAGACGTTGTGGTCGAAATGACACACCAAATTAGTCTCTGCGTTGAAGACTTCCTTATTGAGCTTGAGCTGTCTCGACAAGGCGTGTACGACGAGTAACCGACGACGGGGGAGCGCAAATGTTCTCCCGTCGTATTTCTCGTTGGAGTATGACATGAGTGAAGTCCAATTCGATCTGCCGGCACTCGACATGATGGAAACATACGTTTTTTCTCACGTTGGATGGATGATTTCTCGCACGCCTGACATCGCCAAATCCGCAAAACTCAATACTCCAACGATCCTTACTATACTCAAGAAGTTAGAGCGTAAAGGATACGTTCGGCATATTGCCTCTGAAAACTCATATGCATGGAAACGAATTGTATGAATGAATTACTACGAAACGATCTCGATGGAGCACAGATCGAACGCTTGGCTTGGTTGATGGGAGAATTTGGGGAAGCATTCAAGCCGTTGGTAAGATTCTTCGCCACGGTTACGAGAGCAAAGACCCGACCAATCCCAATCATAAAGGCAACCGAGACGATCTCGAACGGGAAATGGCTGATGTCTATGCTGCCATTACGTTGCTTTCGCGCCATGGTGATATCAATCTCATGAATGTTATGAAATATTCGATGACTAAATCTCCAAACAAGCATCTGCATTATGCGGAGAACCGTGAATGAAGATGCTTGAGAAGATGAGGAACATCAAGACCAAAGCGGTTGCAACGGTCTTGAGTGAAACAGTCGAGGATAAAGACTGCATCCCAACTAATTTGCCGATTTTGAACGTAGCGTTTTCGGGAGAATTGGACGGCGGATTTGTTCCCGGAATCACCATGTTGGCGGGAGAAAGCCGAAGTTTCAAAAGTCTCCTTGCATTATATTGCTTGAAGTCATACTTCAACAAATACCCAGAATCCATTGCCATCGTCTACGATACGGAATTTGGCATCACTGAAGACTATTGGGCGTCTATGGGGATTGACACCGCTCGAATTCTAAAGGTTGATGTAGAAAATGTCGAGACATTGAAATTCGACATAATGAAGCGATTGAAGGAAATTTCCAAAGGCGACAAGATTTTCTTCATGATCGATTCATTGGGAGCGGTGGCATCGTCGAAGGAAATTGAAGATGCGTTGAATGAGAAGTCGGTTGCTGATATGCAACGGGCAAAGTCGATCCGGTCCTTGCTTCGTATGATCACACCGCATTTCTCGATGAAGGACATTCCTTGCGTCATAATCAATCACGTCTATAAAACTTTGGAGCTATACTCCAAAACTGTCGTATCTGGCGGCACAGCCAACATGTATGCGTCCAATCAGGTATTCATCATCTCCAAGAGTCAAGAAAAGGATGGTGATGATCTTGTTGGATGGAATTTCACCATTCACGTCGAAAAGAGCCGGTTTGTCAGAGAACGTTCAAAATTGACATTTACAGTTTTGAACGACGGCGGAATTCTTCCGTGGAGCGGATTGTTCGATTTGGCATTCGAAAGTGGTTTGATATTCTCCCCATCCAAGGGATGGTATTCGATCATTGATCTGGAAACGGGAGAAATTGGTGACAAGAAATTCAGGGCGAAGGAATTGGATAACCAAGAGTTTTGGAATCAATTCCTGACTAACGAGAAATTCAAGGAATTCGTCCGTAATAAGTTTTCTCTAGCAAGTGGAAAGTTGTCATCATGAGTCCCGACCCTTATATTCACTTCGTCGATTGGTTTATGCGAAAAGAAGGATATGTTCTCCGAGAAGCCTATGAGAGAAAGTCCAATTTATTGTTTGTTTACTGCTATCGACGCAAACCAAACGAATGGTTGGTGTTCAGCACATATCATCCATATCTCGAATACTCAACTGCCTCGAAGCAAAACTTCATCGACAACTATCGAACGATGACGCCGATTACGAGTAAAGCGAAAGACTATTACGTCGATCAATATACGAAGTGACCGACTATGAAACTTATTGCTTACAGAACCGGCAAACACGCCATGCCGATTTATCCGGCTTCTAATAGAAGAGAATGGATGAATAATACAGTATACGAATATAGTTATCGGTGTCTTCCGTTGCAGATTGCCAATTCAAACGGATGGGTCATGGAGTGCCCATCCGACATTATCATCTCGTGGGATGGCGGCGATCATAAGAGTTGTCTGAACATTCATTATGCAATCGAGGATTGGCATTTTGCGGCGTCTTCGTTCGGATACGGAATTGTTACTTTACATTCTGGTTATCTCTTTAAGACTCCCGACGAAGAACCTCGTTATGATATGATGATCCAAGGGATTCCGAATTACTGGTATGATTTCATGGTTCCTTTGACTGGCGTCGTCGAGACGTCATGGTTAGATTCTACGTTTACTATGAATTGGAAGCTCTTGCGTCCAGGTTTCTTCGAAATCAAGGCTGGTCAGCCGTTGATTTTTGTCACTCCGGTTCCACATGATATCCCTAAATGGGAACCAGAAATTAGAAGCATGGAAGGCGATGAGCATCTGTTGCAGAATTACACTACATGGGCAAAAAAGAGGTCAAGTAATAACAAAGCCCTTGATCGTGCTTTCATGACGGGAGAAAAGGTCGATGGAATTGATCCTGCCGATCCATCAACTCATTGGGAAAAAGACTATTACAGAGGCATAAAACAGAATGGAGAAAGAGAAAAAAGTCATAATACCAAACGTAGATACCCTTCATTTATCGACATTAGTAGTAAAAAATCTTGATGATGTCAAAAAGAGATTTTGGGGTAAGGTCGCCATTGGAGATGAAGACGAATGTTGGCATTGGATTGCCGGAAAAGACAAACGTGGATATGGAAATTTTAGATGGAATAATGAAAAATCTGTATTAGCACACAGAGTTTCTTATTTCTTTCATAAAGGCGAAGTTGGCGGAAAATGTGTTTGTCATAAATGTGATAATCCATCATGCGTCAACCCAAAACATCTCTTTCTCGGAACTGTTCAAGACAATAACGAAGATCGCCATAAAAAGGGAAGATGCAACGGTGGAGCTAAACCCGGAGAGAGAAACGGTTCAGCAAAGCTAACCGAAAGCCAAGTTCTTCAAATTAGAGAATTGAGCGTAAATGGAAAGAGAAACTTCGAACTTGCTGCAATGTTCGAAGTAAGCGCGACAACCATCAGGGGTATTCTTAGAAATAAGATATGGAAGCATCTAAACCTTCCTACTTTGGATACAGGAGAGTTGAACAAAATAGGGAAATCTCAGAGTGCAGAATCTAACAAAAAACGAAGTGCAACGTTGAAAGCTAGACCTAAGCGTATTGTCACTTGTCCTAAGTGTGGTAAAAACGGCGGCGAATTCGCGATGAAACGTTGGCATTTTGATAATTGTAAGAGGAAGTCATGAAAGCATATCTCGGACGATATCCGAAAGGGGACAAGGAGCGCAAAATCTCAATCCGAATTGACAAGTATGATCTTTGGGGAATGGATCATACTTTGGCGCTTCTCATTGTGCCAATGCTCAAGATGCTGAAGGAACATAAACAAGGTGTTCCACACGTTCATGACGTAGACGTGCCCGAAGAACTCAGAGCCAATGGCGCGACTGACGAATATGGTTCGGAGCCATTTGAGATTCTTGAGAAGAAATGGGAATACGTTCTCGGCGAAATGCTTTGGTCCATGGAAGAGGTTATCAAGGACTATGATGACTCTCATTGTTGGGACGTTCCCGGCGAAATAGATCGGGAAAATATGTTCAAGTCAGAAGACGTTGAAGTCAGTGGATATAAGACGTTTTCCATCAATTGGAAGGTCAAGCCGGTGATCAACGAAGAACGTTTCGATGCCTACCATAAACGAGTGAAGAACGGGCATACCCTGTTTGGCAAATACTTCAGTGCCCTTTGGACATGAAACGGAAGAAGAGAAAACGGCGGTCGATTGAGGCTTATGTGCTTCGCCATAATGATGCCCCTTTCAAACCAAAGATAATCCCTTCGAAGAAAGTATATAATCGTAAACGGAAGAAAGATGTAATCGACGAATGATTGAACAAACAATTCTCGGGCATCTCATTCAAGACGAAACATACTGCCGTGCCGTTTTGCCATACCTGAAGGATGAATATTTCTCTTTTGCTGAACTAACTGTTTTCAAGCTCATTCGAAATTTCGTCGAACAGTTCAATTCACTTCCGACCAAGGAAGCGTTGGCTATTGGACTGACGCAACTCGACACCTTGAACGAACAACAGTTCAAAGATACGGCAGCGTTGCTTGACGATATCGAAGCTGATCCGGAGACCAATCGATCCTTTCTCATCGAACAGACCGAGAAATTTGCCCAAGAAAAGGCGTTGATCAACGCCTTGCGTAAGTCAATCGCCATTGTGGACGATCCGAAGGAAGGCTCTCCGAGCGCCATCCCGAGCATGTTGCAAGAGGCGCTTGCAGTGTGTTTTGACCCGAGCGTCGGGCATGATTATTTCGAAAATGCAGGCGAACGTTTCCTCGAATATCATCGGGAGAAGAAACGGCTTCGCTTTGACCTAGAATACTGGAACACCATCACCAACGGCGGCTTGCTCGATTCGACGATGTTGGTCCTCATGGGATCGCCGGGCGGCTTCAAATCCGGAACAATGGTTCACTTCGCGGCTAATCATCTGATGCAAGGCAAGAACGTCATCTATTTCACGATGGAGATGTCGGAGCATCAGATATCGCAGCGCATTGATCACAACTTGCTTGGGGTTCCCGAAGACGAACTGATGCAAATGAGTGCCGAAACATACAATCGTCGTGTAGCTAAAATGCGCGAAAAGACGAAAGGCAAACTGATCGTCAAGGGGTTTCCGTCTGGCAGCGCATCGGTTGCACACTTTCGACATGCCCTCAATGAAGCCAAGCTCAAGAAAAATTTCGTCCCTGATGTTATCTACGTTGACTATCTAAATATTTGTTCGTCGGCAAGAGTGCGCATGGGCGGGACGATCAATTCGTATGTGTTGGTTGGTGCGATTGCCGTTGAACTGAGAGGATTGGCGCAAGAGTGTAAAGTGCCTCTCATTACAGCAACTCAGACCAATCGAGAAGGGATCAATTCATCTGACGTGGATTTGACTAATACGTCGGATTCGGTAGGAATTCCTCAAACAGCCGACTACATGGTTGCCATTATCAATTCTGAGGAATTGGAGCAATTGGGGCAGATCATGTATAAGCAGTTGAAGAATCGATATGGAGATACATCGAAATATCGCAAGTTTGTGTGCGGCGTTGACCGTTCGAGAATGCGCTTATTTGACGTTGAAAATGGCGCCAACGAAGAATTAATTCAAGATACTCCGGTATTAGATCGAACGGATTTCGGAAAAAGAGAGGAAAACCGCCGTAGCAGATTTTCACATTTCAAGTAATTTATCTCTTTCTTCTCTTTCTTTCCTTTCTTTCATTTTTCGATGCGTTTCCAAAGCGTTTTTTCTAAGTTGTTGCTTTCGCTCTTCTGTGAGAATTGGTTTTTTTCGGCTCGGATATTTTTTTCCTTTTAGTGCAAGACTTATTTTGTTTCTAGTATTCGTAGAAGGAGATTTACCGTAATTTGGGTTTTTTTCGCCGACCGCTGATCCATTCTTCTTCTTTGTTTCTCTTATTTTTTGTTTCGTGTCTTCGCTTCGAGAAATTCCTTTATTCCATGGAGATTTTCCTTTCAGCCAATAGTTTGACTTACCCTTCCTAGACCTAGACATTTTCTCTTTACTCTTCTCGGAATGTCTCGAAAGACGAAATGTCTTGTTGGCTATAACTTTATTGACATAAAGGGGATTGTTTAGAACGTCCAATTTTCTCTGAAGATATTCTTCATAGGAATACGCCTCTTGTCTATCGTCGAAAGTTTTCACAATCGTAACATGGAAAAGGTGTCTGTTGATTTTATTTTCCAACTTCCATATTTTCTTATATTCGTTAGATTGAACGCTTCCGCAATAACCAATTTCAATGTTACGATAAGAGGTCGAACCAATGTAGAAAGGAGGAAGCTTGTTTCCGGTGTAAACTGTCAAATAAACGCAATACATGAATTTCCTTCGTGCTAAATACTCTATATCCTATGATATTTAGCACGAAGACTGTTTGACGTTGAAAATTCGGCTCAAGAGGAACTTATTCAACATGAAAACACAGAAGTTGCCGTCATGGACAATTCCAAATTCGGAGAAGAAGATTCCGAACGCGGAAGATTTGTTTCCAAACACCAAAGAGGAAAATTCCGAGATTTCCGCTAATCCTCCGTATTTCGTCCAAGACGGCTACATCATCGAAAGCGCAACCGGCTTGCGGGTTTATAAAATCGGCTCTGTCCCCTATAGGAAGCAGATGCTAAAGCACTTGAACCAGGGCGGCGGTTTCGCGGGCAACACGCCTGCATTCGTAGCTCGAAATCCAATCGTAAAGGCACAACCATGATCGACATAATCTTTCTCATTCTTTGTGTCTTATCATTGTTCCTCGTTATTTATTTCACATGGATGCTTCGGTGTTATGACACCACAATGAAACAACGCTTCTTCATGATATGGGACCACGCGCCCGACATACTCGTAGATGTGGCGTCGGTCGCTTACGAAGAACACTTGAAAGCAGTTTCTCGTTTCAAAGACCCACTGAAACTATATTCACCGAGAGTCCAAGAATACTTTGCTGATAATTGGATCAAGAAATAATGAAAATTTGCTTGATAAGTGATCTTCATTTCGAAATCAACGAGTGGGCGTTAACCACGAAGGCGTTCAAACCCGCTGACGTATTGATTGTCGCGGGCGACTTGACGTGTGCTCGATTCTTCAATCCGATGCGAGGCGATGACGAAACCAGAAAGCATCGCAAGATGCTAAATCGTTTCAAAAACAGCATCGCGTCTAAGTTCGATCGCGTCTTCTATGTCATTGGCAATCACGAATACTACGGAGCCGTTTGGGATACTGTAGTGCCATGGCTCGAAGCCGCGTTGGCAGGAAGCAACATCGAACTCTTGCAAGATGACTTTGCTATTCATAATGGCGTCTATTTCTACGGATCGACATTATGGACTTCCTTCAACAATGGTGATCCCGTTGAAATGATGCGTTGCCAAGATTTTATGAATGATTACAATTGGATTTTCCGAAAACACCCCGATGAATTGACTTACGTAGAACTCAATCATCCGGATTCAAACGTAAGATCGGCAACAATTACTCCGAAATTTATTCATACAGAACACGAGGTCAGCAAGCTCAAGATCAACGATTTCTTAGAGAGATACCCAGACAAGCCGATTGTGATGATGACCCATCACGCGCCGAGCTTGCGCTGTCAGAACCTAAATCGCTTCGGCTCGTCCATGATGCACGCCTATTGTTCCGACTTGGATCATATTATGGAGAAGCATTCCAACATCAAGCTTTGGGTTTACGGGCATTCCCATGAATCCATGGATGGCAAGATATATGACACGAGAGTCGTAAGCAACCAGATGGGCTATTGGGGAAGAGACCCTGGCGCCTATCACTTCAAACCTCTCTATATCGATCTGTAATTTCAAAACCGCCCAAAGGCGGTTTTTTATTGGGTTCAGAATGTCTCCTAACTATCGACATAATTCAATTGTCGATAGCGAGATATTCAAGTGTCATCCAATCTTCGGGCGAAGGCGCAGAGCGCTCGTGCCCATTACGACCTAACCAATTACATTCTTCCCAAGCTCAACATTCAAAATGGTGCAAGACTTAGAGTCGAGAGAGACGGTGTTGCGGCTAATTCTCTTGTAACCATTACCGATCATTTCGAACGATTTGGTAAGCTATCTGTAAAGATCAACCATTCGGATAAGCAAATCGTCGTTCCGATTTCGTCGATCTGCAAATATACACATCCAACAGAAAGAACCAACGAGGGCTTTTCATACGAAGATCGTGTTATATCAATCGCCCATTCAGTTGGTATAATGAAAACCGAGAAGACGGCTGGATGTAGTATGGCTCCCGACGCGATCTTCTACGGGGTCGATGGAACTTCATATCAAGTGGAACTCAAGAACGGATTCAGGGCAATCGGAGGTCAAACTGTTTTGCATCATAATGGCGAATGGGAGCTTTCGCCAAGATGTTTGGAGAAGTTTCCGCGCTACGCCGAGTGTATCCGAAACGCCACTGTCAACGGTAAACCATTTCTTGACGAACTGAACTATCGTGCTAGGAAGGGCGAGGATGTCTTTGTCTCGTCCGATTGGCTTGATATGAGCCCCGTGCTCGCCTTCCAACGGGACAAGGGAACCGATATTTTCCACGTCGAGGGGACCGGAACCTATGCAATAAGCGACAAAGCCAATTTCTTACCTTTCCCAACAGGTAAGGTTTGTTTGCGAGCCCGTAAGAAACACCCAAGAACGATCACGGTGCAGATCGACTTCAAGTCGTTCGATCCATCGACGGTGCATTTCGACTTGTTGTCGGAACACGGGCTCCGAGAAGTGATGTCAGCCTATTTCGGATATGACCCATGATCATCGACGGACTTGAAGGCAAGCCCATTGAGCTTGATTGTGAAAAAATCCTCAAGATACACGACGAACTGACTGAATTTCTTCACGATGTCAATCGTCGCTCCAAATATCAAATATGGGGCAAACCCGACGATTTCTATGATTTGATCACGGGAAGCTTCGGAGAAGCCGTCTCGGATTGCCTCTTATCTTCTCCGAATGACGTTCCTCTTTCGGAAAACGGCTTCACCACCATCAATGATATTGATGTGATGATCCCGATCGGTAGTTCGGAAACTCTGCAAACCGTTTTACGGGAGATGGCAATCCCCAATAGGAAGGTTTCCACACAAGTGCATTCGATAGTAGTGATAGGCGGACGAACCATTCAAATCGATTTTGCCATCAAATCGCTTCGGATGGTCTCCAACGACTTCACCGAGAGAACCGCCTTCTGGCACCTAGCAGATCGCGACAACGGCATCAAAAGCGTCTACTACCAATTGCTGCTCGGATCGTTGACCGCCGTCAATCACGACGAAGATGCACTGTCCATCTCCTACGGGCTACGGGTTCGCAACGATGATCCAGAGCGTCGGCAATATGAAACAGACACGAAGAAAATTATCCAACGCCTGTTGAATATCCCCGACGCGGAAGTTCGTCCACGAATGATAAACAACCTTTCAAGCGTCGAAGGGATTTGTTTCTTGATGGATAAATTTCTCGACGACGCCGCGATCAATCGAGTATTGGCGAAATTCGAGCATCGATTGGAGGGACTACGCAAAACCGAGAAGTACAACCGAGATCAGGAACATTGCGCATGGAAAGTCATCGACCGGGTTCTCCGCAATCGTCCCATACTTGGGAGTTCCCACGCGCCCTCAACGTCGCTGCCGTCTTCGGACGCTTCAACCCCCTAACTATCGAGCACGAAAAGTTGCTTGATATGCTTTCCCAATACCAAGGCGAAAAATATGTCTTCGTCTTTGGGAAGAAAGAGATGCCGCTTACGATCGATTGGCGTATAGCAATGATCGCAGCGATATATCCCGACTATCACGTGATAGATGGGTCTCGTGTCAGTAAAGAAGGAATTTACGGCGCGATCAAATGGATTTACAACAATCATCCAGGATGTAATCTCTTCTTGGTCGGAGGCACTGGAAAATCCGAAAACAATGAAGGGAGTTCGTTCAACGAACTGTCTCGCTGTTTGGAAAATCTGAAACCCGAAGTATCGTTCAACAACCACGTGATTTTTGGGAATCCACGTGGTAATGTTTCGGGAACGTGGTTTCGACGTATGGCGAAAGACCCAAGAGTTTCGCCCGAATATATGTCTCAGTTTCTCCATTCGAAACTGAGCGAAGACCAGAAGATGACGATTATCCAAGAGTTGCGCCACGCGCAATAAGCAACTTTATAAGTATCGGGAACCCCTATTTCGGAGCCCGATACTTTATGTCCATTGCGGATAAATTTGCTCGAAAAAAGAATAAGCAAAACAGAAACGTCGAACTCCATCCGGACGACGTTGATCTGAAGAGCAAGCGCGCCCAAATGCGCGAAGACATTTTCCGGTTCTCTGTCCGGATCGACCATTTGCTTCAGGAAGCCAAGCGCAAGGAAGCCCAAGCTCCCGACCCAAAGGTTCGTAAAGACGGCTCCGAAGACAAGCGCAGCCCAGTCGTCAAATCGATTCTACAGCCTTCGCGATACCCTAATACCCAAGGCATGCATCCGACGAAGTATCGGATATTCAAGCAAATCCAAAAGCTCAATGGTAAATCTCGCGTAACGACGACTCCCCTGACACAAACTTCAATTACTCAACCAAATCGGTTTGTCAAAGAAGAAAAAGAGATGGTGACTGAAAATGTTCGGGGGCATTCGTCTCAATCAAAACCTAGATCATCTCATCCATCAAACAAAGACCTAACTAGAACGGCAGGTAAATCAGTGAAGTCAGCTAAGAAATTAGCCAGAGATAAATTGTCATCGCTGAAAACCAAGGAATATTATTCACAAAAGGCTGCGGAGAATAAAGCAGTCATCGGGCAAATCTCAAGGATAAAGTAAGGAACCTTTCATGTCGGACAAATTCAAAAGCATCGGTATCGGAACTTCCTCAGATCAAGAATCTTGGGATACGCTTCCCATTGAAATCCAAAATGGCAAATTCCCGCCATTCAAAGTTTCTAAGTCGAGTGCCAATCACTATGAAGTAACCTTGGCAGTTCCAGGGGTCGAAGAGAAAGACATTTCAATAAGTCTTCATGACATGGTTCTCAAAGTGCAGCTTGCTCGGACTGCCGAACCATTTTACGATGGGCTATCCCGTGACCTTTATATGGTTTTTCTAGTTGATCGTTCGTTCCACATGGATTCAGCGAAGATCGACAACGGAATCCTGACAATGAAGTTTTCCAGCCTACTCAAAGAGAAACGCTCTTTGAAGGTTGATTTTATGGAATCTATGTCCGTTGAAATTCCAAAGCCATCTTCCGAAAAAATTGTAGAAAAGGTAATCGAGAAGATTGTTGAAGTTGAAAAGGTCGTCGAGAAGGAAAACCCAGTTGTTGCCGCGCCGGTTGAACTTCCAACGGTGGTTGTGCCGAAACCCGTGGTTCCAATTAGTTCTTTGGTTGATCCAAATGACAAGTCGATTGTCTATATCAATAAAGGCGACATGACGCTGCCGTGTCTAGCCGTCTCGGTTCCCGATTCGCTTGACGATGTAATGCGAATCGGAGCCATATTCTCCGGCTTGGTGAAAACGGTTTCTGACGAACCCCAAGGACTGGTAAATCTCGTTACTGCGGGAGATGTTCATCCTTCGGAAACGCAAGTCGTTGTTGACGTAAAAGGACGGCTCATCATCTTCGTGCTTCGCAAAAACGTCTCCGAAATGTTTGCGCTCAATGGCGTCAACGTGGAAGACATGCTGCGCAAGGCATTTTCCGAAAAGGAGCCTGCCACTCCGGAAATAACGGCGGTGACTGACGCTTCAGTCGAGAACGAGATTATGAATCCTATCACTGTCATCGATATTCCAGAACAGGCAGTGATCGTTGAAGAGCCAATGGAAGTTTCAGAAGTTGTCGCTGAAGAAGACGAACCAGTTGTCGAAATAACGGAAGAAGTTGTTTCGGAAGTGATAGCCGAGACGCCCGAACCAGTTGTCGAAGAAGTGATCGAACATGCCGAAGCCGAAGTTGAATTGGAGCCTGTCGTTCCGGAACCTGTTGCCGCTGTTGAAGTCGCACCAACGGAACCTGTTATGGCAGAAGCAGAAGTTGTCGAAGTCGTTGAAGCGACGAAGGAAGTTGAAGCACCAACAGAGCCAAAAACAATTGTTTCTGATCTTGTCGCTTCCGAGCCGGTTATTTCTGAACCAGTCGTTGATGTCTCCGAAGCTGCGGATGCCGTTGAGGTTGTCGAAGAACTTCCTGTTGAACCATCCGAAGAAGTCGCCGTCGAAGAACCAGTTGTCGAAGCGGAACCAACTGTTGAAGTGACAGAGCCGGTTGAAACTGAACCAGTTGTTGAAGCGATTGCAGAAGAACCAGTTGTCGAAGCGGAACCAACTGTTGAAGTGACAGAGCCGGTTGAAACTGTCGAGGAAACTGCGGTTGAGACTGAAACTCCAACTATGGAAGCAACAGTCGATGAAGTCCCCACGACAGAAGAGGTCGTAGAAGAACCAGTCGTCGAAGTAGTTGAAGAAGCACCAAACGAAGCTGTCGTTGAGCCAGAAATGGACACAGTTTCAGAAGTCATTGAAGTAACCGAACCAGTTGCAGAAGAACCAGTTGTCGAAGCTGAACCAACTGTTGAAGCAACAGAGCCAGTTGTCGAAGTTGAAGCAGTCGTGGTTAAAGAGCCGGTTACAGAAGAGCCAGTTGTCGAAGTTCAGGAGACGGTTGTTGTTGATGAAGTAAAAACGGAAGAAGATAACGTAGTTGCTTCATTCGAACTGCCTAAAACCGAAACTGAGAATACTGAGAATACTGAAGATAAGTCAGCTACCTAATTTATAACAAGAAAATAGCCCAGGGAGATATTTCGTGGCACAATGGAAGAACGATAGACAGGCAAATGGTGCTCCGATTTGGGCTCCCGCTCTCGTCAACCAAGAACCGAGCGCTGCTAATCGAAATGCGATGTTCAACAACACCACCGCAAACGCTTATATGGATGGCGTAACGCAAGGTGTTGTTGCCATCAAAGGTTCCGATCTCGATGCAACAGGGATTATCGGCGTTAGTGTTACTGCATCTGGCAATGGTTATACACAGCAACCAACCGCGACGATCGACGGTGACGGAACGGGAGCCGAAGCCTCTGTTCTAGCCAAAGTCAACGCAATGACGATCAATGCCGCTGGTACTGGCGGAAGCTATGTTCCGGGAGAAACAATTGCCGTTACTGGCGGAACCGGCGATGCTGCAAAAGCAACTGTCACCGCAACTGAACTGCGCACAGTGACTATTGTTGATGGCGGCGAAGGATACGCTAACGACGATGTTGTCACATTGGACGGAGGACAAGGCACTGCCGCGACGTTCACTGTAACGACAGGTGCAGCAGATACAGTTGTCGCATCATTGGCGCTTACGACACGAGGCATTTACACGGTCAATCCAGAACTGTCCGGTGCCACGACCACATCAGCCAACACCGAAGCGTCTAGCGGGCTAGTTGTAAACGTAACAACCCGCGTGCATACGCTGACGATGATTGATGATGGCTCGTATAGCGCGCTTCCAACTCTTGCGGGAGCCGCTACGTCGGGGTCGGCAACAGGCACCGGGTTGACGGTCAACTTGACCATTGGAGTCGAGCAAGTGCTTGTGTCCAATACGGGCGCCGATTATACATCCGCCAACGTCGTATTTGGTGGCACTGGGGGCACTGGAACAACCGGAGACGTGCTTCTATCTCCTGGTCGGGCAGGCGTGGCGCAACCCGGTTGGGTTCTTCGCACAGAAGGCTCCGGAGGACGAGCCGGGCGCGTGCAATACGAAACTCTTGTTGCCAACAAGAACATTCGCGATCCGGAATAATGGAATCGTTCCTTCGCTTGATTTGACGAAGGAACGATTCTGACTTTGAAAATAATCATAAGGCGCCTGAGTGACCGACCCAATCAATAATGACAACTTTTTGTTGTTCTGCGCGAAGCATTACGAAACCAAATTCTCGACATCCACGGCTGAATTTCAGGAAGACGTCAATCGGATCAAATACATCCGGCGATTACTTCAACGATATGGGCAATCAGGAAAAATCAAAGAGCGTCTGGTCCTCAATCACATCATTATTCTTTCCAACGTCTTTACTCCGCCGATTTGCTCGAAAATACTATTATTCAAACTTTCAGAACAATCTAAATACTTGAAACCATTTCTAGTGTTCCTTGGTATACTTCCCGATAAGATAGAAAACATCGGAGAGCATCCTATCATTTACACAGACACGATGGAAATGGATATGGGTTTGGTTGAGATACTGAGGAAACTATGACGGTTGTAAATTCAGTCGGGACCAATGGTGCGATAGCCGGAACAGATTCCTCCGATCCTAGCACTCCGAAAGCTCCCCTGTTATTTGGCTCAGATAAGAAAAAGATTATAAAGCGGGTCAAGAATAGATTGCGGGAAAACTTAGATGCTGGAATTCAAAACACCCCCTGAAGTGGGATGGCTTTTTATAGCAATTCTCGGAGGAATTGCTAAATTCTTCGATAGCTATCTCAAGGGAGAAGATGGCATCAATGTTACTAAATTCATTGCCTTACTTTTTGTATCCGGGTTTACTGGATACATCTGTGCTTCCATCATGTTCATTTATCAATCGGAATGGGGCACTATCGCCGCTGGCGTCGGCGGCTTTCTAGGCACAAAAATCTTTGAAATCATTTCAGACTTCATCGCCATCCGGCTTGGCACCAAACCATCCCAAAAAAGACCAAGAAGGGAAATCCGAGATGAATCTGAAATTGAGTAAGGACGCCGCAAGCTTCCTTGGCAAGATCGGGCTCGCAGCAACACTCGCGTGGCTGATCGGACGCGCAATGTCCCCTGAGCAATTCGGCGCCATAGAAGCGTTCCTCACGGGCTTCGTGTGTCATAGCCTGCTATCCCTAGCCGAGACCGTTTATTGCCGTCTGCGACGCGCAGAGCGCGTTTGGACGCCGAATAAACAATGAGCCGAGGAAGCCCCCAATCTCCCTCGGCTCATTCCCCCGGTTAACTCAGACCTTGCAGTCGATTTCGCAAGGCGTTTCGGGTAAGAGGCATCCGGCATATTTCTCTTGATCGTCGAGAAATACTATTCCACCTTTGCCGTGACACCGTTTCATTTGTTCTCGCAAGATCGGACGCTTGCCGTCAATGAAAGAAGCGGGAATTTCGTCGGAATGTTTTGGGAAGGTTAGCGTGTGGTAAACAAACGTCCCCGAGAGAAGAACGATAAGGCAGAAAATTCCAAAACTCAACCAAGCCATCGCTCGTTCATGGACGTCCATGTCATCTCCGATCTATATCCCAAACCAGTTTTCCGTCTCGCAGAATTTTGACGGCTTTGTCCAACGGTGTCCATTCGTCACCAATTTTCGTAACACAATTCGCAAAGGGAAATATTACTTGGAATTCTGTTTCCAACTTAGTCGTATTCTCCCATCTCTTACATTTAGTTTTTGTCTCAGAATAAGCAAGCCATCCAAAGAAAGCGAATAGGACTCCAATCCCGAGTAAAATCGAAATAAACATGAGGATCACGGAAATGAATTCTCGCATCAATAATGATTCCTGAGTTGAGGTTGGGAACAGGCAGGGTGCCGGAACACGGCTTCCGGAAAGGAAACGGAAGCCAAAAGGGAAGCCTTAGTACGATCACAAGCCCGGTGCGATCCAACCCTCTTCCTGCCTGTATTAGTGTCCTTTAGGATACCTTCATCGGGACGTGGACTTCTGGCTTTCCGTATCCAACAGACGGGCGCGCCTTGTCAGGGTTTTCGGTAAACCACCTTTGGACATAGTGCAACTGTCCACAGCCGCCCCCGATAGTATCTTGTCCGGCTGG